GGTGCACAAGGTATTCAAGGTATTCAAGGTCCTACAGGGGATCAAGGTATACAAGGTATTCAAGGTCTTACAGGTATTCAAGGTATACAAGGCGTAACAGGACCAACAGGACCCACAGGTGCTCAAGGTATTCAGGGTGTTACAGGACCTACAGGTGCTCAGGGTATACAAGGTATTCAAGGTGATATTGGACCAACAGGTTCTCAAGGTATTCAAGGTATTCAAGGTATTCAAGGTATACAGGGTGTTACTGGACTTACAGGACCTACAGGTACTCAAGGTACTCAAGGTGTAACAGGACCTACAGGACCTACAGGTACTCAAGGTACTCAAGGTGTGACAGGACCTACAGGTGCTACAGGACTTGGTTTTGCAATAGCTAAAACTTATTTAAGTGTAGCTGCATTAACAGCGGATACGTCGCCTACAGGAATTATAGCAGGACAGTTTGCCGTTATAGATACGGGCAATGTTGAAAACGCGGAAAATTCTAGATTATATTTATGGAACGGTACTAGTTATACATATACTAGCGATTTAAGTGGTGCACAAGGTATTCAAGGACCAACAGGTTCACAAGGTATTCAGGGTGTTCAAGGATCAACAGGTTCACAAGGTATTCAAGGTATCCAAGGTCCAACAGGCCCTACAGGTTCACAAGGTACGCAAGGTATTCAAGGACCTACAGGTTCGCAAGGTATTCAAGGTGTACAGGGTATTCAAGGGGTTACAGGCCCTACCGGTGCTCAAGGATCTCAAGGACCTACAGGTGCTGACTCCACAGTAGCAGGACCTACAGGCTCACAAGGTATCCAAGGTATTCAAGGTATTCAAGGTATTCAAGGCGTTACAGGACCTACAGGACCTACAGGTTCACAAGGTATTCAAGGTGTTATAGGACCTACTGGATCTACAGGTGCTGATTCTACAGTAGTAGGTCCAACTGGTTCACAAGGTATTCAAGGTGTACAGGGTATTCAAGGTGTACAGGGTATTCAAGGTGTTACAGGACCAACAGGTTCTCAAGGTATTCAAGGCGTTACAGGACCTACAGGTTCTCAAGGTGCTGCATCAACAGTAGCTGGCCCAACAGGTGCTCAAGGTGTTACAGGACCAACGGGTGCTGCATCAACAGTAGCCGGACCCACAGGTGCCACAGGTGCCACAGGTCTTACAGGACCTACAGGAGCTGCATCAACAGTAGTAGGCCCTACAGGTGCCACAGGCCCTACAGGTGCTCAAGGTGCTTCAGTTACAGGACCTACTGGCCCTGCAGGAATTGGATCTCCTTTTATAGTTACCACAGAAAAATTTACTGGTAATGGTACTACAACCGCATTTACTATTAATACTGGTTATAGTGTTGATAGTGTGCTAGTAATATTAAATGGAGCATTATTAAACCCAACTGTTGACTATACAGTCGTTGGAACTGCACTAACATTTACAATAGCACCGGCTACAGGCGATGAGATTGTAGTTCGTGAAATGATGGGCGATGGTCCCACAGGTTCTCAAGGTGTTGCAGGCCCAACAGGTTCTACAGGTATTCAAGGGCCCACAGGTTCTACAGGTGATATAGGCCCAACTGGTTCACAAGGTATTCAAGGTATTCAAGGTGTACAAGGTGTTGTAGGAGCTACAGGCCCTACAGGATCACAAGGTATTCAAGGTATCACAGGCCCAACAGGTTCTCAAGGTATTCAAGGCGTTACAGGACCTACAGGTAGTACAGGTGCTGCATCAACAGTAGCGGGACCTACAGGTTCACAAGGTATTCAAGGCGTTACAGGACCAACAGGTAGTACAGGTGCTGCATCAACAGTAGCTGGACCAACAGGTTCAACAGGTGCTACAGGCCCAACAGGTTCAACAGGTCTTGGGTTTGTAATAGCTAAAACTTATGTAAGTGTTGCTGCATTAACAGCTGATACAGCTCCTACAGGAATTATAGCAGGACAATTTGCTATAATTAATACTGGTAATGTAGAAAACGCAGAAAATTCTAGACTATATCTTTGGAACGGTACTGCTTACACATATGTAAGTGATCTTAGCGGTGCACAGGGTATTCAAGGTGCTACAGGCCCAACAGGTTCTACAGGTGCTACAGGAGCCGCTTCAACAGTAGCTGGACCAACAGGTAGTACAGGTGCTGTAGGTGCTACAGGGCCAACAGGTTCAACAGGTGCTGCTTCCACAGTAGCTGGTCCAACAGGCCCAACAGGATCGCAAGGTATTCAAGGTGTTACAGGACCAACAGGTACTACAGGCAATACAGGTGCTGCAGGTCCTACAGGTTCTACTGGTAGTACTGGTGCTGCAGGTCCTACAGGATCTCAAGGCGTACAAGGTATTCAGGGCGTACAAGGCATATCAGGTCCAACAGGATCTACTGGTAGTACTGGTGCTGTAGGTCCAACAGGTGCTCAAGGCAATACAGGTGCTACAGGACCAACAGGTTCTACAGGTGCTCAAGGTGTTACAGGCCCTACAGGTGCTCAATCAACAGTAGCTGGTCCAACAGGGCCACAAGGTACAGCAGGTACAATTGGAGTAGACGGAGCAACAGGTCCAACAGGTCCACAAGGATTATCCATAACAGGTCCAACAGGTGCTGCATCAACAGTAGTCGGACCAACAGGACCACAAGGTAATGTAGGTCCCACAGGTCCTGCCAATGGGCCTACAGGACCAACAGGTGCAGCAGGAACTATTGGTATAGATGGTGCCACAGGACCAACAGGTCCACAAGGTGCTTTTGGAGGACCAACAGGTCCAACAGGTCCAGCAGGAACTAATGGACTTGTAGGCTCAAATGGAGCAACAGGACCAACAGGACCACAAGGTGCTTTTGGAGGACCAACAGGACCAACAGGACCGCAAGGCATTGGTATTCTATTTGAAGTAGTAACAAAAACATTTACTGGTAATGGTACTACAACAGCGTTTACTATAGATGCTGGATATAGTACAGACAGTGTACTTGTTATAGTTAATGGTGTAACTTTAAGTCCCACTTCTGATTATACAGTTTCAGGAACTACACTAACTTTTGCAGTTGCTCCAAAAACTGGTCAACAAATTTCTGTTAGAGAATTAAAGGGCGATGGCCCAACAGGACCACAAGGTATAGTAGGACCAACAGGAGCATTTGGCGGCCCAACAGGACCACAAGGTATTCAAGGTGTTACAGGACCAACAGGTCCAACAGGGCCTAAAGGCGATACTGGTATAGGTTTAGCATTTACTGTACAAACTCAGACATTTACTGGAAACGGTACAACTACAACAGTTACAATTCCAGCTGATTATACTACTGCAAGTTTGTTAATTATTGCCAACGGCTCAGTATTAACTCCCTCAGAAGATTATTCAGTAAGCGGAACTACACTAACATTTACTACTGCTCCAGATGCTGGACAAGAAGTAATTATCAGAATGATGCGTGGTGACGGACCCACAGGACCTACTGGAGCATTTGGTGGACCCACAGGCCCACAAGGTGTTACAGGACCCTCAGGCCCTTCAGGTGCAATTGGTTACCCTTTTGTTATAAACACATTAAACTTTACGGGTAATGGTACTACAACTAACTTTACAATAGACAGTGGTTATACTACTGACAGTGTATTAGTTATTGCTAACGGTATTGTATTAAAACCAGTAGCAGATTATTCTGTTACTGGAACAACCTTAGCTTTTGCTATTGCTCCAGGCTCTGGACAAGAAATTGTTGTCAGAGAAATGAAAGGTGACGGACCCACAGGACCAACAGGTGCTAGTGGATCAAATGGAAGTACTGGACCAACTGGACCTACAGGGCCAATGTCGGCAGTACAAGAATATATAGCAACCCAGGGTCAAACTGCTTTCGGCGTATCTAATGGATACGTTCCAGGATCGGTCTTGGTATATCTTAATGGTAGTTTACTACGTACTAGTGCTTACACTGCTACGGACGGTTACATTGTTACATTAACTAATGCTTGTATAGTAAGTGACGTTGTTAGAATAGTATCTAGTGTTGGCTCAACTGCGCTAACAAATATAACTAACTATTCTAAATCAATAAGTATTGCAATGAGCGTAGCATTGAGCACATAAGATTAGAGAGAATAAATATGGCAAAAACCCTAGTAAGACAATATGTATTTACTCCTGGAGCTGCAGGTGCTGGCACCATTGTAGTTCCAGGTAACATACAATTAGAACAATTACTATTAATTACAAATATAACAAAAAACGTTATCTTATATAACTTTGCTGACACAAGTTATACTGGAACTAGCTGTAGTTTTAGCACAGGTAATATACCTACAATAAGTACTGCACTAACACAACGAGCTGATGGCTACACTACTATTACCCTTGGTGCTAGTAGTGTTGGCATGACTGGTGATAAGCTACAAATCTTTTTTGAAGAAACTCAATATGGTGTAACTATTCGCCCTTGGGCGTTTGGTACTGACGCTATTGAGCGTATGCGTGTGTCAACTCCACAGTCAATGATTGACGCTGACTTTGAGTATGGATTACAACCTACAAAATGGGCAGGTTATGGATTGATGCGAGGATATCCTTCAATTTATGAATTTACCAGTGTTGATTTAATTGCTCAAACTATTACAACTGACTATACGACTACTAGCACTACAAATAGTTTAATTACTTTAACTACTACTGCGGTTCATGGTATTACTGCTGGACAAGCGGTAAACGTAACTGGTTTAAATCCAGGAATAGCAGGATTTAGTCGTGCTGCTGGTAACTTTGTTGTGTTTGATGTTCCTACTACAACAAGTGTAAGATACTTTGCAAATGGTTTAGTTGGTACTGCAGCTAGCCAAAATTTATTAACAGATACTACGCTAGTTAAACGTGCTGCGCTATATACAGGTGCTTCGTTAAATACCAATGTTGCCACAAGTAATGGTGCTAATCCTAGTGTTATTACTATTACGTTTAACTCAAATCATGGATTAGTACCTGGTGTACCAATTTATGTATCTATGAGTGGTGGTACTAATCCTAATAACGCTACTGGTCAATTTTTAGTTGAATCTGTACCTAGTTTAACTTCAATTACATTTACAGCCCGAAGCGGTTTAATAGTTACTCCAGGTACTCCACAAGTATTTGCTATGTCAAACAGTTCTATTGTACATAGACCTTATGATGGCGGCGTTATTATTAACTGTAAAACTCCTAGTTTTGGCGCTAGTACAATTCGTGTAACCAAAAAGTATTTCCGTTATCAATCTGGTAAAGGTTTGTTGTGGTCTACTGGTACATTATTTAAACCTAACTATGATATACAAAGTATAACTGCATCTGGTACAGGGGCAAATCAAACTGTTACATTAAAAACAGATGATATAGACCACGGATTTCAAGTAGGTGCAGTTATAACAGTTAGTGGAGTTAATACAGCTGGATATAATGGTACTTTTACAGTAGTTTCAATCGTAGATGATTTTACATTTACTTATAATTCTGGTTCAAACGTTATTGCTGCAACAACAGGTGTAATGGCAGTTACTTGTAAAGTTGTGCTAACTAGTTGGCATGGTGCAGTTGTTAGAGCGGGTCCTTTTGATGACCAAAATGGCATGTTCTGGGAGTACTCAGGCGGTACTTTAGCAGTTGTTAGACGTAATGCTACACAACAACTAACTGGTACTATTGCTATTAATTCTAATTCAAATACAATTATTGGAACTAATACTAGATTTACACAGCAATCCCGAGTTGGTGATAAAATTTCTATTCGTGGTATGACACACTATGTTACACAAGTAACTAGTGATACTTCAATGAGTGTAAATCCTGATTATCGTGGTACAACTAATATTAGTGGTGTCAAGGCTAGCTTAGTACAAGAAACACGTGTACCACAAAGTCAATTTAATATTGATAAATTAGACGGAACTGGTCCGAGCGGATTTACTATTGATTTAAGCAAAATGCATATGATGGGTATTCAATATACTTGGTATGGTGCTGGCTTTATTGATTTTATGGCTCGTGGTAGTGATGGTAATTGGGTATTTGCACATCGTATTAAAAATAATAACGTTAATACTGAAGCTCATATGCGTTCAGGTAATTTACCCGTTAGATACAGTGTAGATAATGATGGTAGCCCTGCGTTATGTTTTTTAACTGCTGATCCTAATACTAACGGTACTACTTTGAATGTAAGCGATAACTCTTACTTTCCAACCGCAGGTACTTTATACATAGATAATGAATTAATTAGCTATACTGGTAAGGTTGGTACCACACAATTTACTGGGTGTACCCGAGCTGCAACACTAAATCAATATGCATTGGGGTCTACGCGAAGTTTTACAGCTGGGTCCGCATCAACACATACAGTAAATACCGGAGTACTATTAGTATCTAATACTGCTAGTCCTACACTAAGTCACTGGGGTAGTGCATTAATATGTGATGGATTATTTGATAATGATCGCGGATACATCTTTAACTATCAACGACCAGGCTTAGCAATTACAACAACAACACAAACAGCATTTTTAATCCGATTAGCACCTAGCGTATCAAGTTCACAAATTGGTGATCTTGGATCAAAAGACTTATTAAATAGATCTCAATTACTATTAAATCAGATTGCGGTTTCTAGTTATAATGCATTAACAACACCAGGTAGTATTATTGTTGAGGGAGTACTTAATCCTTCAAACTATTCAAGTGCAACATGGCAAGCTTTAAATTTAACATCATCTGGTGGTCAACCAAGCTTGGCACAAGTGGCTACCACAGTGGTTTGGTCAAGTGGTACATTTGCACAACCTGGTGAACAGGTGTTTGCGTTCTCTGGTATACCAAGCGGTGATCAAGCGCAAGATTTAACACAATTGAAAGAACTTACTAATAGTCCTTTTGGCGGTGTTGGTGCATATCCAAACGGACCAGACATTTTGGCAGTTAACGTCAGGATTGTCTCAGGTACTGCAAACTCAACGATTCTATTACGTTGGGGCGAGGCACAAGCCTAATATATTTACTTAAGGAATACTATGAGTATAGCAGCTTATTTAGCAAAATTATCTGAGGGCGTTAACAGCTCAGGTATATTAACAACTTCTAAAGGTGGTACTGGTACTACCTCTGGAGGTGCTTTTCCCACAATTACTAGTATTAGTTATGGCGGGGATGAAAATGATACTGCTACAGATACTGCAGGCGGCAAAACCGTCACCATTACTGGTGCAAACTTTGCCGCAAACGCTAAAATACTCATCAATGGTGTTGCTGCACCAGTTGTATCAGTTGTTAGCGCAAGTACAATTACATTTACTACCCCCGCTATGGCGGCGGGTACGTATGTGTTGTATATGGTTAATGCTGATGGAAGCACTGCAATTGCGGTGCCCGGTATTTCATATAGCGGAGTACCTGCTTGGTCAACGGCCGCAGGTACTGTTGCTACTGTTACAGAAACAACAGCAATTAGCGCATCATTAGGTGTTACAAGTAATAGTGCAACTACAGTTAGTGTACTAAGTGGAGCACTACCCCCTGGAGCTGTTTTAAACTCCAACGGCACAATTTCGGGCACTAGCCAAATTACAGCTAGTCCCACAACTTATACATTTACAGTACGCGCAACCGACCTAGAACTACAAGACACAGATCGTCAGTTTAGTATTGTAATTAATCCTGAAATAGTAACTTTTTCAAATCCCACAAACGGTGGTACTGTACTTGCTTACTCAAATCTTTATAATACAATTAATTTAAGCGCTATAGGTAACGCAGGCAATGCTATATCAAGCTATAGCGCAAACACTTTACCCGCAGGACTTACACTAAGCGGTAGTACAATTACAGGAACTGCTGCCAGTGTAGGCACAAGTTCAACTACATTAACAGCAACTACTGCTAACACTAATAGAAGTACTCAAATTACTTTTAACTGGAGTGTTACTGTTAGTGGAGATTTATACTGGAGAAATACTCCGCTATTGTTAAGCGGAACTTCCACTGCAAATAGTTCTCTTAGTGATTATTTAATATTAAATAATCAGCTTATACCTATTGGAGATACGCGTACTAGCAATTTTAATCCTTATCAAGCAGGGTATTATTCAAATCAATTTGCAGTTAGTGCAGACTATATTACTACTCCAGTAACCACATTGAATAGTGGTTTTGGCACAGCAGATTTTACAGTTGAAGCATGGATATATCCAACTGTAGCACAATCAACAACTATTGTATCTTCAAACTATAGTTATGGTACAGCAGCAGGTAACTGGGCATTTTATACTACGGTTGGGTCTGCTAATACCATATATTTTAACGGCGGTAGCGCTAGTACAGCTGGAGCAAATCATGCTTCAAGTGCAACTACTACAATACCAATTAATCAATGGACACACATAGCATATTCTAAAATATCCAATGTTGGGTACTTTTTTATAAATGGAGTCCAACTTGGAACAGGCGTTGCTGATACTACAAATTATGCAGGTGCTACAGGAACATTATATGTAGGACGACAAGCTGATGGAACTGGGTTTTTAACTGGATACATAAGCAATTTACGTATTGTAAAAGGCACAGCTGTATACACCACTAACTTTACGCCTGCCACAGCGCCACTAACTGCAGTCACAAACACAACCCTATTAACATGCCGATCAAATCAGTTTACGGATGCTGGCCCAAATAATTTTACAATTACAACTGCTGGTACACCAAGTGTTCAACAATTTAACCCATTTGGAATTCCTGCATCCGCTACTACAAATAATTTGTATAGTGCTTATCTTACTAGTGCAACTGATTCAAGATTAACAGTTCCCGCAGGTACTGCTTTTGCGTACGGTACAGGAGATTTTACTGTAGAAGGTTGGTTTTTTGTACCTACAATGACGGCAACAAATTCACCGATTATATTTTCGCAAACAGTAAGCGGAACAAATTATTTTTGGAATGGTCTTCAATCAATTTCTTCAGTGCTTACTGGAAAAGTATCGTTTATTGGCACCGGTAGCGGTGGCGGTACTGAGATACTAAGTGGCTCAAATTTATTTACGGCTGGTACTTGGAATCATTTTGCAGTTTGCCGTGTAAGCGGTATGATAACTGTGTACTTAAACGGTCAGGGTGGCACACCTACAGCAAATGCAACTGATTTTTCAAACACAAGTTATGTGCCTACAATTGGCGGATACACTCATGCCGCAGCAAATCTTTTTAATGGGTATATATCAAACTTACGTGTTGTTAAAGGCACGGCTGTTTACACCACCAATTTTACGCCTGCAACCACCAACTTAACAGCTATTAGTGGTACAAGTTTATTAACTTTTCAAGATGCAACGATTCGCGACAACTCAGCTAGCGCACTTACTATTACTAATGTTGGTACTGCCCGTTTAGTTGCACAATCACCGTTTACCCAAACAACTAGCACAATTGCATTAGCTAATGTTGGTAGCACTTATTTTGACGGTACTGGAGACGCAGCATATATTGCTGGAGACGGTAATGTTGTAAATTTTGGTAATGGTGATTACACTATTGAGTGTTGGATTTATCATATTGGTGGAATAGGTTGGATGGACACATGTCCTGGTGGAACTGTAACTCCTACAAATAGAATACAGTTATATATGAATAATGATGGTTCGTGTACTTATATAACATATCAAGGTAATCAAACTCTTATTGCTACTGCAACAGGACTTGGTCCCCCTCGACAGTGGAATCATATGGCTTTAGTTAAGTACAATAACCAAACCAGAATATACGTAAACGGTGTTCAAGGTGGTAGTACTTACGCAGATACTTTAACTATGCCTTCACAATCAAATCGACCCTTTATAATGGGTAATGGTTATGACGGTAGTCAAGGCGGCACAGCTTACCTTAGTAATTATCGTATTACCAAAGGTGTAGCGGTTTATACTACACCATTTGCATTACCTACTGCACCTTTTACTGTAGGTAAAGGTACTCAAGCATTATTTTACCAGACTTCACAAGCACCAAACAATTCACAATTTGTTGATAATTCACCAGCAAGCAACCCAATTACGCGTTTTGGTAATACCTCACAAGGTACGTTTGCGCCGTATGGAGCTAATTGGTCTAACTACTTTGATGGTACTGGTGATTGGATAACTACAACTGCTAGTACAAAATATCAATTTACTGGTGATTACACTCTTGAAGCTTGGATTTATGTTACTGTGTTAACAGATGGATTAATATTTGGCACTGCCACTGCTGGTGGCGCTACTGACCAGTTTGGTTATTCATCTACTGGTCAATTATATTTTGCTAATGTACTAACTGCAGCTGGTCTTATTACAACAAATAATTGGATTCATGTCGCGGCTTCAAGAAGCGGTACAACGCAAAAACTATTTATAAATGGCGTAGTTCAATCAACAGCAACTGTCTCAGGCACAATTGGTCAAAATTTAGCTGGGTATATTGGTAGAAGGGCCGACACTTTTAGTCCAGTTAACGGTTATATTTCAAATCTACACCTTGTAAACGGCACTGCTCTTTACACAGCTAACTTTACTCCACAAATCACTCCACTAACACCTGTTACAAATACAGTACTATTAACTTGTCAATCACCTGGATTTGTTGACAATAGTGCCAATAATTTTGTTGTGTCAAACGTTGGCGATACAAAAACACAACGCTTTTCACCATATGGTGCAACAATTCAAACTCCTACATCATACAGCGTACAGTTTAACGGTAATACCAACGCTTTTACTACACCATATAACGTGGCTTTAAATCTTTATCAATCTGTTTGTACAGTTGAATGTTGGGTTTACCTTACTAGTTTTCCTATTACTAATAGTGCTGTTATTTATGGACATACTGCATGGGATGGTACTAATACATATACAGGATTAAATATAACTACTGCTGGCAATCTTCAGTATATGACTAGAAATATGTCAGCGGGTAACTATGTTACTTCTACTAGTACCGTACCATTAAATCAATGGGCTCACATAGCTTGGGTTAGAAGCGGTACACTAGGCGATACTTGGACATATTACATAAATGGAGTTGCAGCAGGCACTGGTTCTTGGACTGGAAGAGGCGAAGAGGCGTGGAATACTTCTATGGCTGTTGGAACAGGTAATTTTAATAATGATAGAACTTTTCCTGGATCAATTTCAAATCTACGAGTAGTTAAAGGTGTGGCAGTTTATAGTGGTGCATTTACACCACCCACAGCACCATTAACTGCAGTTCAAAGTTCAGGAACTAACATTGCTGCTATTACTGGTACCGCAACAAGTTTATTAACTTGTCAAGATTCTACAGCTAAAGATAGTTCCACAAACGCATTTTCAATCACAGCAACTGGTAGTTTAGCCCTTAGAAAATTCAACCCATTTGGTTACACAAACACACAAGGTTCAGCATATACTCCTGCGCTATATGGTAGTTCAGCATACTTTGATGGTACTGGGGATTATTTAAGCGCTCCAAGTATGCCAACATTAGGCACTATTTTTACAGTTGAATTTTGGATGTACGGTACAACTACTGCTAGTCCACAAACACCTGTATATTTAAACGGTAATACTAGTGGTTTTGCCGCAGTTAATTTTAATTATAATGGTAGTACTGGTGCTATCACTTTATTTGCCAGTACAAGTGGAGCAGCATGGCAAGTAAGTGGTTCAGCAGCTGGAACAATGGTAATTAATGCGTGGAATCATTATGCAATTACTTATGATGGAACTAACTTTAGACCTTATGTTAACGGAGTTGCAACAACTGCAATTGCATTAACGGGTCCGTTAATGGCAGGAACAGTTAATTATATTGGGCAGTATTACACTGCACAAAATTTTACAGGTTATATTTCAGATGTTAAAATTACAAAAGGTCAAGTACTTTATAGCTCAAACTTTGTACCACCACAAACACCATTAACAGCAACAAAAAATACTACGCTCCTACTCAACATGGACAAAGGTGCTCTTGTAGACTATACCAAGTCAGTTAATCTAGAAACAGTTGCTGATACTAAGATTAATAACGAAAGTGCACTAAACGGTGGTTACTATTCAAATTACTTTGATGGTAGTGGTGATACGTTTTCTACTCCTGCAGGTTTAAGTACCGCAATGGGCACAGGATTTGCAGGTAATATTCTTTCTTTTGAGTGCTGGGTATTTCCACAAAACCATAACTTTGGTGCATATGCACAGATGATTGCAGGAGCATATGCAGCAGTTGCAGCAAATGGACGTTGGTATATTGGTTTTGATAAAACAGCTAATGCAACTACTCAATTAGTATTTGGATGGACTACAAGTAGCGGTTCGCAAACAGGTGTAACAACTACCGTATTTCCTATTACTCACGGTCAGTGGAACCATATTGCTGTTACCGTTGATGCTACCACAGCAGCTAGCAGTACTATTAAATTGTTTGCAAATGGACTACTATTAAATACATTTACAGCACAAGATATGTCTTCACAAACAGCGTACTATCAACCTACGCAAATAGGCGGTTGCGGTTCTACTACTTATACTTCTGAATTTCACGGATATATTTCAAACTTCCGTATATTAAAAGGCTCACTGGCATATACTACAAACTACACTGTACCAACTGCTCCATTAACAGCAATTACAAACACAGTGTTATTAACTTGCCAAGGAAATACTTTTAAAGATAATTCAATTGGTAATTTTGCATTAACACGTAATGGTGATGTAGCAGTCCGTTCATTTAACCCATTTAGACGTAATACCTCCACAAGTATGTATTTTGACGGAACTGGTGATTATTTATCAATACCCGTAAATCCAGCATATGGTTTTGGTACTGGCGATTTTACTGTTGAATACTGGATGAATCAAACTGCAACAATGACAGGTGAGTATGCAATTATTGAAACTCAAACCACTAATGCTTTTGTAATATATAAAATAAGCGCTAGTGGGGCATTGAGCTGGAGAGGTTATGCTTCTGCGAATGATCAAACTCTTTTAACTCATGCTAATATTGTTATAAATACTTGGTATCATATTGCTGTTAGCAGAGCATCTGGTGTTACTAAAGGATTTGTTAATGGTGTTCAAGTGTTTAGTGTTGCTGATACACTTAATTACGCAATACCAACTGTTGTAACTACAGTTGGTGGAAGAAATGGTGGAACAAATGGTTTCCCAGGTTACATAGAAGACTTACGCGTAACAAAAGGTTATGCCAGATACACGGCTAATTTTACACCAACAACAACAAAGTGGCCATCTAATTAAGGAATATCAATGAGTATCGCAAAATATTTAGCTAAATTAGCACAAGGCGTTGATTCTCAAGGACAATTAAGTAATACTAAAATATCGGGGGGTTATGATACAACTCCTACTATTACTGGTATTGCTTATCCAGGAGACGATACAGCTGCTGATACAGCTGGCGGGCAAACTATTACCTTAACAGGTAATAACTTTGCCAATGGCGCACAGGTTATTATTAACGGAATAACTGCAAGTGTTGTAACAGTTGTGTCAACAACTCAGCTTACATTCACAGCACCAGCTGTTGCAGCTGGTAGCTATATATTGTATGTAGTAAACACTAATGGTGGTACTGCTATTGCGGCTCCTGGTATTCAGTATTCTGCATTACCTGTATTTACAACCGCAGCTGGTACTTTAGGTACTTTGTATGAAACACAAGCAGTTAGTGCTATTACTTCATCTACTAGTGATTCTACAATTACTTACTACTTACAAAGTGGAACTTTGCCTCCTGGCGTTACCCTAAACAGTGCATCAGGAGTTATTAGCGGTACGTCGTCTGCTACTGCAGCTTCGACTACTTATACATTTACTGTTCGCGCAACTGACGGCCAACAACAAGACGGAATCCGTCAATTTTCATTAACTATTAATCCTGACATTATTACATGGACTAATCCAACAAGTGGTGGTACATTAAGTGCTTATCAAGGCGTTGCAACAGTTATTCCAATTACCTCTGCCACAGGCACAGGCACTAACGTAGTTTACTCAGCTACTAATACTCCTCCTGGCATGGTACTTGCTGGTGATATATTTACAGGCACACCAACTACCATAGGTAATACCAGTGCTACACTAACTGGTACAACAGTTGCTACTGCACGTACTGCACAAATTAATTTTACTTGGTCTATTAGCGTACAAGGCGACACATACTGGCCGCAAACCACAGTGTTATTTCAAGGCACTGCTACAAGTGGTGTAGATCATTTTGCTACCGATACGAGCCCAAACAATAACTTTGTTACCATTGTAGGCGATACTCGCCCCAGCAAACAAAATCCTTATCAAGCTGGGTATTACTCCAATCAATTTGATGGAACAGCTACTAGTCCTATAGGTACTTTTACTGGTCCTACTATCGGCACAGGTGATTATACTATTGAGTTTTGGGTAAATCAAGTTACTTTAACAGGTGATCAAGATTATTATCAAACATATTCTGGATCACTTACTCAAATAATGCTAGAATGGGATGGTACTGCTCAAAGAATTCGTCATAGATTAGGTAATGATGCGGGCACAAGTAACTTTGATTATAATAGTACAGTTGCACTTGTTGCTGGTCAGTGGAATCATTTAGCATTTGTTGTAAATGGTGCAACAGCATATACATTTATTAATGGTGTACAAAGCGGAACAGCCGCAGTTACAGGTTCTAGAACATCAACTTTTACTAATACTTTATTTGGTTGTTTATATAGTAGTAGTAGATTTTTTAATGGAAATATATCAAATTTTCGTTTTGTAAAAGGTACTGCGCTCTACACTACTGGATTTACGCCATCTACTGCTCCGTTAACTGCTATTACTAATACAGCAATGTTAACATTTCAGTCCGCTAGACTTGTTGATAATTCAATAAATAAATATAATATTAGTGGTGGTGGAACTACCAATCGTATAGTACCATTCAACCCATTTGGCGTACCTGCTACTACAACTGTAAACACTCGTTATAGTACCTACTTTGACGGTACTGGCGATTATATTACGGCAACACCAGCCGCCATTGGCACATCACAGTTTGGCATAGAAGGTTGGTTTTATACATCCGACGTAACCACACTAAGATTTATTACTTCGCTTGGTTACAACAATAACAACAGTTTGTTTTTAGCAGTTAATAATAATCAAGTTCAATTAAGTGTACAAGACAACGCAGGAGCATTTCCGCTTAATAATGTCAACATAGGCACACCAGTTGCTAATAGCTGGAACTACTTTTACGTTGGTCGCGGTGCGACTACGTCGGGAAGTGCAACTTGGTACTATGGTTTAAATGGTACTGTTAGCAGCCAAGCTGCAGCTAGCCCAACATTTCCTAGCAGAAACTTTGAATTGGGTTATGCTGCCACACGTGCACTAGCAGGTTCTTACTTTCTGGGTTATATTTCAAATGTTCGTTTAATAGTTGGCAGTACGCCTTATACTACCAGTTTTACCCCCGCTACAACACCATTAACAGCAGTTACAAATACTCAATTACTGGTTTGTCAAGACGCTACACTACGCGATAATTCCACAAACGCATCCGTAGTAACAAGTTTTGGTGATGCACGTCCAGTTGCTGTTAGTCCGTTTACTTTGGCAACTAGCTCAGTTGCACTAGCTAACATAGGTAGTACATATTTTGATGGTACTGGGGATTATTTACAGCTTGCAAATAATTCTGCAATTTGTAATTTAAATGGATCTAATTTTACAGTCGAGTGCTGGGCATATGCTACAAGTACAGCATCTAATTCATGTTTGATGGCTTGTTCAGCAAATCCAAGTCTTGTAGGTTTTGCAATTTTTATCCTAACCGGAAACTTAACTGTTTACGTAAATAATGGTAATACAGTAATTGGATCCGTTACGTTTCCTATAAATACATGGAATCATGTAGCGTTTGTTCGTAATAATACTGTTTGTACATTATATTTAAATGGTGTTACTGTTGCTTCTGCTACAGTTGACATTACAAATCCTGCCGCAACTCAACCTTTTGTTATTGGCGGTATTACTAGTACAAGTGGTTGGAATAGTAATTTATTTTTTACTGGATACATACAAGATGCACGTGTTGTCAAAGGTACAGCACTTTACACAGCAAACTTTGAAGTACCAACTCAACCATTAACAGCAGTTACAAACACTCAGTTATTGACGTGCCAAACTTGGCAACCCACAAACAACAGCATGGCTGTTGACAACGGCCCGGCCGCTAATTTAGCTACTCGTTCAGGAAATGTTTCACAAAGCTCATTTAGCCCGTATGGTAGTGGGCATAGCATGTATTTTAATGGCGGTGGCAGTAGTGGTTATTTATTACCTAATGGCTTATATTCAAAAACTGGTAATGTTAACAGCGGAAGCATAAATCTTCCGGGCGCGTTTACTTTTGAGTGCTGGGTTTATTTAACTGCTGGTGGCAGACATTGTATGATGGGTAGTCCAAATGGTTGGGCTTATTCAACCGACTGGGGTATTGCCATTTTGGACACTACAAATGGAGCTAGTACTAGTTATAATCCTGGTTTTTGTTTTATACGAACAGGTACTAGTGGATATGGTAGTAATTTTCTATATGCCACAAATTTTGGTTACCCAACACTAAATACTTGGCATCATCTTGCTATGTGTCGCGATTCAAGCAATGGTTGGCATATGTATATGGATGGTGTAAAAGGCATAAATGCTAATCTTAATTCTATTGTCCATGCTTATGTACAATATGACGCTAACAGTGGTCCAAGCGGAACACTTGCTTTCTATCCTGCTGTAGCTAATTTAAATGGTATAATTGGTGGAGGTAACGGTACTGCAGCTCCTTCTGGTTTTAATGGTTATATCAGTGATATGCGTTTAATTAATGGTACTGCACTTTATACAGGTGCTTCATTAACAATGCCAACTCAGCCACTATCACCAGTTGCAGGTACAGTTATATTAGTAGGTCAAGACGACAAGTTTACAAACTTTGCTGATGACAAAGGAGTTAGGTATACCCATGAATACGCTAGTGCCAATAATTTTCGTGCAGAAAAGTTTAGTAAATTTAATACTGCAGACTCTCCAAAATTACCCATTAGTTATTCAAACTACTTTGACGGTACTGGTGACTATTTAAGTACCGCAGTATCAACAAGTACTCCAGGCTGGAACCTTATGGCTCCAAGTGGTAGTGGAGGTGGTACTGTAGAAGCTTGGATTTATGTAAACAGTGCTACTAGACGTATTATATGTGGTTGTTTAAATATTGGAGCATCTTATACTGGATGGTATCTTAGCATAAGTGCTACAGGACAACTAGCCGTAGAAGGTTATACTAGTGGTAATGCTGCAGGTCCGGCAATTAATTCTGGACTTGGATTAGTTGCACTTAATACATGGACACATATTGCTGTTAGTTGTGTAAGTGGAGTAGTTACTTTTTATATTAATGGCGTTGGTTACACTAGCGCAACATCAATACCGGCTACTTGGCAAATTAATAACACAGCTACTGCTACCATGGTTGGTGAAGCTTATACACCTTGGAACATACCTTTCTTAGGCTATATTAGTAATTTGCGAATGATTAATAATGCGGCATTTTATACGGCTGCAAGTTTAACAGTTCCAACTGTACCGCTAACAACTACAGTAAACACTACACTATTAACTTGTCAAAATGCGACTCTTAAAGACAATTCCCAAAATGCTTATGCCATAACAGCTTTTGGTAATGCAATGCCTGCACTAGCAAATCCATTTGGATTTACTGTAACAACAGGTACTCAATTTACTCCTCAAATTAAAGTTGGTTCAGCATTTTTTGACGGAACTGGTGATTATATAACTGTTCCGCATAGTCCTGCACTTGATCTTAACTGTGATAACTGGACCGTTGAAGCTTGGGTTAATCCTACTGGCACTGCGGAAATGGGAGTTATAGGTAAACGAGGTAATGCTAATTATACTAGTTGGCTTATTAATATTAGAAATCAACGATTATATATTCTTGGATCTAGTAATGGTACTAGTTGGACTTTAAATAGTGGAGCAGCTGATGGTGTAACACCCGTAACACCAGGTTGGTGGACACATATTGCTGTGGTTAAAAGCGGAACCACAGTGTATTGTTTTGTAAACGGTAAACTTGATCAAACTTATACCGGTATTGCTAATATAGCCGCTAATACCAATGCTTTAACAATTGGTGCAAGTTCAGTGGGTCCAGAAAATCTTTATACCGGGTATATTTCAAACCTTCGTGTTATAAAAGGCCAAGCATTATATACTCAAGCATTTTCACCTCCAACTGAACCACCTGCTGCAAACAAAAACACAGTACTACAAATGGATATGGACAAAGCACCAATTGTTGATGCTACATCAAGTCGTCCAGCGGAAACCGTTGGTGATGCTAGATTAGTTACTGAAAGTGCTTATAATACCACTTACTATTCAAATTATTTTGATGGTACTGGTGATTATCTAAATGCGCCTTCTAGTACTAATTTAAATCTAACAGCTGACTTTACAGTTGAAACGTGGGTAAATGCTACTGCAACAACAAATGCAGCCGACCAAGTTTTTAACTATGGTAATTATATTTTTATGTTGTATCACGTTGGTACGACATGGACTGTTGAAGTTGGTAATGGTACTAGTAATTTCTTTACATTAAGTGGTACTGCAAGTTTAAATGCTTGGCATCATTTTGCAATTACAAGAAGTGGTAATACATATACATTTTGGATAGACGGAGTATCAGCAGCAACTACTACTAATACTAATGCACCTTCTACATCTGCGGCAACATTATATATTGGCAGACGTTCAAGTGTTAATGATCAATATTTTACTGGATTTATATCTAATTTCCGTATAGTTAAAGGCACTGCGCTTTATACAACAGCGTTTACGCCTTCAACAACTCCATTAACAGCTGTAACAAACACTCAATTATTAACTTGTCAGTCAAACAAGTTTGTTGATAATTCAGTTAATAACCTCGCAATTACTCGTACTGGTGACGTAGTAGTTCGTTCTGTAAACCCATTCAAACGCAATACTCAAACAAGTATGTATTTTGATGGTACTGGTGATTACATTTATACTCCAACAAATGCTTCGTATGGTATTGGTAGTGCTAATAACTTTACTATAGAAGCATGGGCATATCCTATTATAACTACAGCAGGTAAGGGGATATTCCAAATATCTGCAACTGCTGGTGGATTACAAGCCTCAGTATCAACTACTCTTGCTATTGCAATAACGGCAACTAACGCAGTAGAAATGTACGCAAATGGAACAACTTATACTACAGCTGCTGCTAAAGTACCTCTTGGTGTTTGGACACACCTTGCAATTGTTAGGTTAAGCGGAGTAACTAAACTGTATATTAACGGTGTATTAGAAACAAGTATAGGTACAGCAGGTTCTATTACAGATACAACCGCTTATCCTAATACAAGTTTAGTAGTTGGTGGGTATTATAGTACAAGTTATTTGTGGAATGGTTACATAGAAGACTTCCGTATAACCAAAGATGCTGCTCGTTATACAGGTACGTTTACACCTCCAGCATTTAAACTTGCTAACAGATAAAGGGGAAATTATGACTTTAGCAGTAAACTTAGCAAACTTAGTTGACGGATTAAGTGCAGACGGAACTATTGCTGACCCTAAATCGGTAAGTGATAAAGCCAATACCAGTACGGGGTATTTTGATTTGCCTTCGGGGACTACGGCACAACGCCCAGCATCTCCTAACACAGGTATGGTTCGTTATAATTCTAGCCTAGGACTTATTGAAACTTGGAACGGCACTACATGGACAGGACTAGGAGGCAGTGCTACAATTAGTGGCACTGCTCCTGCAAGTCCCACAGATGGTGCATTATGGTTTAATAGTACAACAGGGTATTTATACGTCTATAACACAAGTAGTTGGGTATTATCAGGTTTTAGTGGAAGTTACACTGACCTTACTAACAAGCCATCACTTTCAGCAGTAGCTACTAGTGGTAGTTATGCTGATTTATTTAATAAACCAGCAATTACACCTACAGCAGTTAGTGATCAAGCAAATACAAGCACAGGATATTTTGGTGTACCTACTGGTACAACAGCACAACGTCCAGCATCTCCAACCACTGGTGCAACTAGAATAAATACTACTACAAATTATATTGAAATGTACTATGGAGGTTCCTGGGTTAATGTAATATACATAGGTTTAGTAACTTTAAGCTATACTGGAACACCAACAGTTACATCTGTGGGTAACTATAATACATTAACATTTACTGGAACAACTGGATCTATTACAGCTACTAATGTACCAAGTGGCGCGCTTATAGAGTATTTACTTGTAGCTGGTGGTGGCGGTGGTGGTAATACAATGGGCGGTGGTGGCGGTGGTGGCGGTGTACTATATGGTACTATTAACCCCACAGTAAACACTCAATACTCATTTACTATTGGTCCTGGCGGAGCTGGTGCAACAAGCCGAGCTGCTAATGGTCTTAACGGCACTGCTACTACTGCATTTGGCTTAACTGCTGTTGGTGGTGGAGGTGGAGCCAGTTGGACACCTGTTACTGGAAGTGCAGGTGGTTCAGGCGGTGGAGGTTCAAGCGGTAGTGGTGCAGGCGGTGCAGGCACCAGTGGACAAGGATTTGCAGGAGCTACCGCAACTGGATCAGGTGGAGGTGGTGGTGGAGCTGGAGGCATTGCACCTGCAGGTACTGCAGGCGTTGCTGGTTCAGGTGGGCCAGGATTTAATTGGCAAAGTTTTGGTACATTTTACGGCGGCGGTGGCGGAGCGGGTAGCGGTAGTGGCTATAGCAGTAACATTAATGCTCCAGGCGGTACAGGCGGAGGTGGTTCAGGCGGCACACATTCCACAGCGGGTAATCCAGGAACTCCAAATACTGGTGGCGGTGGTGGCGGTGGTGGTTACGGAGCAGCAGACTATAACGGTGGCCTAGGTGGTAGTGGTGTAATATTAATTAGATATAGGTTTCAATAATTATGGGTATAGCACGATATTTATCAAAACTAGGTTCTGTGTTAAGCGCAGAAGGTGTAGTACCCGTTTCCAAAGGTGGAACAGGCTCTTCAACAACTAGTGGTGCAAAAACTGCACTTGGGTTAGTAATTGGAACAGATGTTTTATCACCAACTGGATCAGCAGCTAGTCTTACAAGTTTTCCAACTTTTAATCAAAACACAACTGGAACTGCTGCAGGTTTATCAACCACTTTAGTTGCAGCTTCAGGTGGAACAGGTATTACTAGCCCAGGAGCTTCCGGAAACATATTAGTTTCTAATGGTACAGCTTGGTTAAGTGCTGCTAGTGCTACTAGAGTAGTGGCTTTAGCTGATGCAACAACAGCTACTATTAACGCTGATACTACGGATATAGCTACGCAAGCTAATACTCAAGCAACAGGAACATTAACCATAGCAGCACCAACTGGAACGCCCACAAACGGACAAAAAATAATTTTTAGATTACAATCAACTAATGTGCAAACTTTTAGCTGGAATGCAATATTTACAGGTTCAACTGATTTAGCTCTTCCAACTACTTCAACTGGTACAAGCAAGTACGATTATGTGGGTTTTATGTATAATTCAACAGCTGCAAAATGGCAGTTGTTGGCTAAAAACTTTGGGCATTAAATATGGCAAACCGATATTGGAGAGGCGGTAGCGGTACTTGGGGCAGTACTACTACTAACTGGTCTGCCACAGCTGGTGGGGCTGGAGGTGCATCAGTTCCTGTAGCTGGAGACTCAGTATTTTTTACCTTAGGAACTACATATACAGTAACCTTTGCCGCCGGAACAAATTTTAGTGTTACTGATTTTACAGTATCTGGAGGAACTGTTACATTTGTACAAGCTGCTAGTATGGTTTTAAATGTAAGTGGTAATTTTTCAATACTTTCAAATACTGTGTTCAGCGCAGCAGGTGGAACTGGTACTCTTAACTTTTTTAATACTGGCGGCAAAACTGCAGGTACAAATGGCGCCGCAGTTGGTCTTAATGTTATTTTTGGTAATTCAAGTAGTAGTAGTATTACATTAAGTAGTGCATTTAATGTAAAATCTCCAGGAACTACTACATTAACCTCTGGTACTTTAAACTTAAATGGATTTAATCTTACTACATCCTATTTTGATTCAAGCAATACAAATACCAGAACTTTAGCTTTTGGAAGCGGAAATATTACAACTCCATACCTTTACTGTGCTAATGTTAGCAATATGACTTTAACTAAAACTACTGGTGCTGTTATATGTGATACGCCAGGTAGTTATTATAATTTTGGTAATAGTAGTACCGGCGGTTATACTGCAGGCACTAGTGGAGCTCCTAATCTTACTTTTACAGGAGCAGGTAGTACTACAATTAGTACAACTATCTCCAGTAATACAACTGCATATTATTATGCTTATTGGGATACTATTGATTTTGGAAGTACTGCTGCAAAAATTACTACAGGATTAGATAATCAGAGTATGCAGATCTACCCTGGTTGGCCCATACTTTGTAAAAGTTTAATTTTAAATTCAAGTGTTGATACTACTACTAATAATATAGGATTTACTCAATATAATACTGGTACTATTACTAGCAATGGCGGTACACTTTACACCTTGTCCATGAGTTCAAACTCTAATTTAACATTATTAGACTCTTTAACTTGTGGTTGGTATGGCTATTTTAATCATGCAGGTACGTTAAATTTAAATGACTTTAATATAATTACGCCAAAATTTTATAGTAATGGTACTAGTACTCGTACTATAAATTTTGGTACAGGTAATATTGAACTTACAAACGGTACTGGAACAGGTACTGTAGTAGCACTTGATTGTACAACTGCTACTGGATTTACTTGGACAGGTACTGGTGGTTTTACAGTTGGGGCATTAACTAGTGGTATTACAAGAACGTTTACATTTGGCACAACCGGTGGTTCAACTAGTAACGCTCCTAACTTATCTGTCACATCTGGATCAATAGGCCCTACACTAACTTCCGGCAGTTGGTTTAATGTATTAAATTTTACAGGTAGTACTGCTGGCGGTTATACAACATCTTTAAATCTTAATGGTTTAGTGTTGGGTAGCGGAACGTACACTAGTTTAACACCAACTATGAGAGGTACTGGTACTATTACAAGTAATGGTAAAACGCTTCCTAGTCTCACAATTAATAGTTCCGGAACTACTACTTTAGGCGATGCATTAACCACAACAGGTGCTACAACAATAACTGCTGGGACGTTGGATTTAGCAGGATTTACAATGACTACACCTAGTGTTACTTCTGCGTCTACTTCTGCCAGATCAATTACTGGAGCAGGCACTATTAACGTAAGTGGAGCTTGGACAATTAGTAATGGAACTAATTTTACAGGTTCTAACTATACTATAAATATGACTAGTGCTTCTGCTAAAACATTTGCGGGCGGTAGTGGTTCATATGGAAGTTTAGTTCAAGCAGGAGCTGGTATTTTAACAATATCTGGTTCTAATGCATTAGCAAATATTAGTGCAACCACTCGCCCTTCTACTATAACTTGTACGGCTGGAACAACTCAAACATTAGCAAATTTTACACTGTCTGGAACGTTAGGTAATTTAGTAACAATTAATAGTTCTACTGTGGGTACACAATTTACCCTAACAAAACCCACAGGTACTGTAGCACCCAATTATTTAAGTATAAAAGATAGTAATGCTATTGGTGGTGCAACATGGAATGCATATAATATTGCTGGTACTAATACAGATGCTGGTAATAACACTGGTTGGATATTTATTTCAACAACAGCTCCAATTACTGGTCAATTCATGGCTTTCTTTTAAAGTCAATAACAAGGAATATTATGACAACTTTAGTAAAAGCCGCAACAATTGAATCTTCACTATATAATAGTTTGGCTACCCTTACAGGTACTCAAACTTTAGCAAATAAAACAATTAAAACGGTTAAAGAAAACGTAACAATTGTAGCAACAGCACCCCCAACCATAGTTAATTTTGATGTTGCCACACAACCTATTCTGTGGTATAATTCCAATACTACTGCAAACTTTACTATAAATATTCGTGGAGAAGGTACAACACCTACTACATTAAACTCCTTATTAAGTGTTGGCGAATCCATAACTGCAAATTTGTTTGTTCAAAACGGCACCACTCCTTATTATCCTACTGCTTATCAAATTGACGGAGTAGCAGTAACTCCTTTATACCAGGGAGGCATACCATATACAACTGGTAGTCAATTTGCTACTGATTTGTATGTAATATTTATAATTAAAACAGCAGCTTCTACGTATAAATTGTTTGTTTCACAAACTAAATTTGGATAAGGACAATAAATGCCATTATCTTTTTCATCTGGTGCAAGTAAATCTTTTGGATTTGCTGGAGGCAACGTATATATACCAGAAACTTTAAAATTTCCAGCAAGTTCATTGATTCCATACTATGGTGCTACGACAGATGCAGGATTAGGAGATTGGGAACGTTATACTACTGCAGATGGTAAATATCTTTTATCAGCTACAACTCAAGCACAAATAGGGGTATCTTCTGCAGTTATTGCTGGTGGCAGTAGCATTTCAGGTTCGCTAACTAGTGGAGGTTCTCACAGTGGCTCAACGGTAACACAAAACATATACAGCTCAGGTAGTGTTTACAGACAAACACTTAGTGGCGGTAGTCACAGTCATACAGTAAGTGGCGCATATTATTCATCTATGGTTTTAACTACTCAAAATATTTTACTATTACGAGCAATTAGAAGTACAAGGTATTTACCTGCCAATGCATTAAGTATAAAACAAACTCAACCAAATAGTTCAACTGCATTTGTTAGTTCTTCATCGGGAAATACTTACTTAGCAGGCGCCAATAATTTAACTTTTACAGCTGGCAGTAATCTTAGTCTATCTTATAGTGTTGGTAGTAACACTTCTGGCGGTCATGACCATAGTAGTACAGGTACAGGAACTTATATACCTGCAGGTCAACGATATTACTCATATAATGTGGGGTACGATGCAGCAGCACATAGCCATAGTGTGTCCGCAACTTTTACACAATCAGTAATAACAAGTAAATTAGTTAGTCTTTGGAAACATACTGCAGCAATTATACCTCAAACAGACCTTATAATAATGTATGTTGGTACGTTAGCATCATTACCTGATACCTGGAAATTGTGTGATGGTTTAAATAATACTACTAATTTAGGAGGCTACGTTATTGGATATAATAATAGTAGCTTGACTTGGAATGTTATTCGAACTGCTGATCCATCAACTGCATTAGGCGGTGTAACTACTGGATACGTTTCTCACAACCATGCCAGCAGCATGACAGGCTCTAATTTAGTACAAAGTAGTTATAGTAATGTAGCAACTGGAGCTCAACATAGTTCATTAGGTTGGTCACACGGCCACACCGCCTCTGTAACTACTAGTAATACAACTTACGTACCACCTAGAATTGGTGTTGCATTTATACAATATAAAGGATAATATAATGATTAACACTATAGTTAGTCTAGATTTTTATAACTCTAACTTTTTTATTAAACTGGATGGAAAAGAACACTATTGGAACGATGTATCTAAACTTACTTCTGACATTAATTATCCATATTCAAGTACCATAGGATTATTAGCCTATGAACCTAGCAGAGAAATTTATAACGTTGAATTTTTAAACAAAGACTTTAAAATAGGCTTAGATTTACCAGAAATTAAATGGTTTGTAGATAATAAATCAGAGTTAATTAATAAAATTAATGCTTTAAACCAAGCGGCAATAGTAATAATTACACTAGAAATGACTAGAAATCAAAAATTAGCCGAACTTGATTGGATTGTACAGCGTCATCAAGAGCAGTTAGCTTTAAATATTGCTACTACTTTAACAAATGAACAATACCTAACGGTATTAGTTTACAAACAACAATTACGTGATTTAACTAATACTTATTCTAAAACTACTCCAACTGAACAAGTCACTTGGCCCACTAACCCACTTAATTAAAATAATAAAAAATGAAAATAGCAGTATACGCTATAAGCAAAAACGAAGAGCAATTCGTTAAAAGATTTTGTAAATCCGCAATAGACGCTGATCTTGTTTTAATTGCGGATACTGGTTCTACAGATGCAACAGTTGCTGAAGCCAAAAAATACGGTGCAACTGTATATGAAATTTCTGTTAAACCTTGGCGGTTTGATAAAGCGCGCGATACGGCACTAAATTTAATCCCTGGGGATTACGACGTGTGCATTTCGCTAGACTTGGACGAAGTCTTAGAGCCAGGCTGGCGAAAAGAAATTGAACGAGTATGGGCCGCAGATACAACCCGTTTACGTTACAAGTTTGATTGGGGCAGTGGTATTAGCTTTTTCTATGAAAAGATTCATCATAGAACAGGCTATCACTGGCATCACCCAGTGCATGAATACCCACAACCAGATAATCGTACTCGAGAAGTATATGCACAAACTGACATGCTGTTAGTTAGTCATCACCCTGATAACTCTAAATCTCGTGGACAATATATGCCACTTTTAGAATTAGCAATTGCTGAAGATCCTAAATGTCCTCGTAATGCTTTTTATCATGCTCGTGAACTGACTTTTTATAGTCGCTGGGAAGACGCCATTTTTTACCTAAACAAGTATTTAGCAATGCCTGAAGCCAATTGGCAAAATGAGCGTTGTTATGCATACAGACTATTAGGCAAATGTTATTCAGAACTTGGTAACTGGGAACAGTCGGTAAAAATGTTTCGCTTAGCTATTGCTGAAGCGCCTGGTACTCGTGAGCCTTGGGTAGGCTTAGCAGAAGTTTGTTATCGTTTAGCAAGATGGTTAGATTGTTATTCAGCTTGCAAATCTGCGCTAGCAATTCAAAACAAAGAGTTAGTATATACTATGGACCCTAATGTTTGGGGTGCTCTGCCGTATGATTTATGTTCTATAGCAGCTTGGCAATTAGGTTTTAAAGAAGAAGCAATTGATTTAGTCAAAAAAGCACTTTTATCAGATCCTAATAATGAACGTCTTTTAAATAATTTAAAGAGTATGATATAATGTGGCTATTACAATACTTACCTAACTGGATATTTCCTGCAGTATTTTTTGCAGGAATAATCCTATACTTAGTTACCAAAACTATTTCGTTTTTACCTCAAGCAAAATTATTTCAAGCAATTGCAGCTGCATTAGTTTTCTTTGGTACTTATATGACAGGCGCTATTTCAAATAATGATACCTGGCTAAAGCGTGTTAATGAATTACAGCTTCAAATTTCTAAATTAGAAACCAAGTCTCAAGAAACTAATACAAAAATAGTTACAAAAGTACTAACTAAGCGTGAGTATTACCGTGAACAAGGCACAGAAGTAATCAAGTATGTTGACCGTGAAATTGTTAAGTATGACGAATCATGCAAAATTCCACAAGAAGTAGTTGAAGCACATAACAAGGCTGCTAAATGAAAAAATATTTATTAATTTTACTACTAAGTGGTTGTTCTACTGTAGTACCTGTGGCTCAAAAATTTCCACAAGCACCAGAAATATTGCAACAGCCGTGTAAGCCACTAAAACCAGCAGAAGCCAACATAAGTTTATCGCAATTAACTAAAACCGTAGTAGAAAATTATACTGAATATCATCAGTGTAGCGGTTTAGCAGATGCTTGGCGTGAGTGGTATACTCAACAAAAGAAACTATTTGAGGAGTTAAAATAGTGGAATTAACCTTAGACCAACTAAAACAAATTGTTGAAAAAAATCCTCACATCGAATACTGGCATAATGCACTTGTTCAACTATTACCAGACTACGAAATTAATACTCCTCAACGTATGGCGGCTTTTCTAGCTCAGTGTGCACATGAATCGGGGGGTTTTCGTGCAATCAAAGAAAACTTAAATTATCGTGCAGTTACCCTACGCAAGATTTTTGGTAAATATTTTCCAACCGATGAATTGGCACAACAATATGCAGGAAAACCTCAAGCAATTGCAAATAAAGTATATGCTAACCGAATGGGTAATGGCCCTGAGGAGTCTGGAGACGGTTATCGTTACTGTGGTCGCGGTCTTATTCAATTAACTGGCAAAGATAATTATTTTTGGTTTGCAGCTTCCTTAGAAATTTCACCTGAAGAAGCTAGTGAATACATGGAAACTTTTGAAGGTGCTGCACAGTCGGCTTGTTGGTTTTGGGAAACAAATAAGCTAAATCAGTGGGCAGATGCCGATGACATTTTAACATTAACTAAACGTATCAACGGTGGTACTATTGGCTTAGAAGATCGTATAAAACACTATGAGCATGCTAAGCATGTACTAGGAGCTTAAATGGCTGCTTTCATCCTTTATGTTGTTTTAATTGCTACTCCCCCTAAATACGAGTGTGTTAGATGGACGTGGACTGGTGATGTTTACAACAGAAAGGTTTATTGTCTTGAATGGAAAAAACTAGATGATAAAAGGTAGCTTATGGATCCTATTACAATTGGCCTTGCTTTTGCAGCTGCACAAAATGCTGTTGGTTACATTAAACAAGCAGTTGCCTTAGGTAAAGACATTAATAGCCTAGTAGGTCAATTTAGTAAATTTTTTGAAGCTTCAGATGCAATTCATCGTGAACGATCAAAGGTAAAATCTAAAGCAAGCAGGCTGGGTAAAACAGACGCAGAATTAGGCAAAGAAGCTCTTGAAATTGCAATGCACAGTGATGCATTACGTCAAGCTGAACGTGAATTAAAAGACATGATAGTATGGACTTTAGGTAAGCCTGAAGTCTGGGAACGTATGACTAAAGAACGTGTACGTTTATTTAAAGAACGTGCAGAGGCAGAATTAGAAGAAGAAAAACGTGTACTAGCACATAAGAAAAAAATGGCTGATCAATTTATGTTTGCTATGTATTTCATAGGATTTTCCGCTTTTTTATTTTGTTTTATAATGGCAGGTATTGGCGTATACGGGTTAATAGAAGAGCAAAAAATATACGAAAAGAAAGTTGCTGAACGAGCAGCCATAATACGACGTCAAAATAAAGAGCGTGAAGCAAAAGAACGTGAAGCCCGAGATAAAGCAATTGGCGGAGGGTAACCTATGTATTTTAATATAGTCATTACAACAAATGATTTTATATTCTTGTTGTCTACAATTCCTTTAGTAATGATATTTTTAGTAATGTTCAAAGATTGGTTAAAAAACCGACATTAATTTTAATTGGAGAATTTATGATAGAAGAAAACGCAAAAGGTGCATTTATAGAGAAATTACTCTTTGCACTATTACCACTGATTATTGCAGGTGTAGGTTACTTACTGTCAGCAGTTGGCACACTAGCACATCAAGTTACTATACTAGAAGGTAAAATGAGTTTAGTTGTAACTAGTGATAATAAACAAGCATCAAATACAAGTAGTGAACTTGCTTGTGAACGACTACGTCAAGATTTAACTGCTGAGATTCAAAAGAATCGTGACTCAATTCAAGATAACAGACAAGCAATTAGTATTCATGAAGAAAAACTTCGTCAATTGCAAAAGCAGGCTGCTAAATGACCAAACATAAGCAAAAACCTGCAGAAGATTGGATAACGTCAAAATGGCGTCCAATGATGGCCGTAATGTATATGTGTGTATGCATATGCGATTTTATACTATTCCCAGTAGGTTTTACAATAGTACAATTTTGGGAAACACAAGCAGTTAATGATGCTTTTCGCCAGTGGCAACCAATGACCCTACAAGGTGGTGGATTATATCATATGGCTATGGGTGCTGTGCTAGGCATTACTGCTTGGTCGCGAGGACAAGAAAAGATGGCGGGCGTTACACAAACTACGCAAAATTATGCACCTTTGGCGCCACCACAAAATTACGCTACAAACTATCAACCAACTGGATTTAACGGCACTTCTGCACAAGATTTCCAACAAGTTCGTACAGGTTACGGTGGTAAACTAGCTCCACCACAATACCCACAACCTTTAATTTAAGGAGTTTATGAAAAAAATTATTTTAACTTTAATTACTGCGTTTGCACTAACAGCAGTTTTTGCTGAAACTAAAAAGGTTTGTAATATTAAACCTGATGGTAAAAAAGAGTGTAAGAATGTTAAAATCCATAAAAAACTTGAAAGCACTAAAGTAGAAGATGTTAAAAAGAAGTAAAGTATTTAATGCAATTATTTGATTAACTTAACAAGGAAGTTTATGGCAAGTGGTAAAAGAGCAAGACGCGACAATGTAGTTCAGTTGGAACGTAATCCAGTAGAATATGGTTTTACTGATGTAAAACCACTAAACTTTATACA